GGGGAACTGTTGTCCCACATCGCCAGTCAGATCGGGGGCAAGGGCGGCGGACGCCCGGACCTCGCCCAGGGTGGTGGCGAGGACGGGCCCGCCCTTGCTACCGCTCTGGCCGCGGTCGTCGAATGGGTCAGCCCCCGCCTGTGATGTGAACCCCTGCCGTCCCCCTCCTTGTAGGAGCGGGACGGCTGACGGTACCATTGCGAAATCTTTTCCCTTTGTCGTGGGGACGCTTCTTGACGGAGCGTCAAGCCGGTGGGGGATACCCTTCCACACGGTTCCATGGAGACTTACAAAATGTTGATCTTGACTCGCCGCGTCGGCGAAACCCTGATGATCGGAGACTCGGTGAGCGTCACCGTGCTCGGCGTCAAGGGCAACCAGGTGCGTATCGGTATTACCGCGCCGAAGGACGTTGCTGTGCATCGCGAAGAGATCTACCAGCGCATCCAGCGTGGTGATGAAGCCGGCAGCACCGGAAGTGAAAATTCCGGCGAATAAAAGCTTTACCTTCGCGTCTGATTAACGTTATGATTCACGCCCCGCTGAGGTGCACCGCACCAGACGCGGAGAAAACCCCGGAGCGATGCCCGAGTGGCTGAAGGGGCTCCCCTGCTAAGGGAGTATAGGGTCAAAAGCTCTATCGAGGGTTCGAATCCCTCTCGCTCCGCCAGATGTTCAAAAAAGCCCCTAGAAATAGGGGCTTTTTTGTTGCCCCAACATTTCCTACCCGCCCAGCTACCCATCCACCTACAGCGGTCGATTCTGCGCGATCTGCTGCCGAACCCAACCCTGCACCTCGGATTGTATCCACAGTGCGCGGCGGCCGATGCGGATTGAACGGGGGAAGCGGCCGGCTTTGATCTCGCCGTAGATGAAGGTCGTGCCCATACCGGTCATCTGCCGAACGCGATCCAGCGACAGGAGTTCTTCCATTCGCTCAGCGGCGCCCATGGTTGCCTCCCGCGCGCTGCAGCTTTGTCGACTGATCGACCAAGCCGAGGTTGAACTGCACCACGTTGTCGGCGACTTCCGGCGCGGGCGCAGGTCGCGCGCTGCGTGCCGGGCGGTTGATGCGGCGCCACTCGGCCAGAGCCTTCTTCGGATCCTGGCTCTTGCTGGTCGCCCTGCAGGCGCACTCGACCAGGTGGCCACCGCCGGCGGCGGGGCCGCGCAGGTCGTGGATGTGGCGCGCGCGGTGGCCGACGGCGCAGTTCGGCAGGCCTTCGGGATGGCTGATGTGTTTCTGCGTCATGGCTTCTGGCACTCCGGGTATTGAGCTTCAAGCTGTTCGATCAGGAAGGAGGCTTGCTTGGCGCGGTGTTCGCGGTCGTAGCGGTTGAGGGCGCCGGGTCCGGCATCGCGTAGCCATCGCAGGGGTTGGAGCAGCCACCGGGGATCGAATGGCAGCGTTGCGCGCGGCTCCACGGGTTTGGCCGGCGGCATGCAATCCGGCCCGGCCCAGTCCTCGGGATCGCCGCACCTGGTGCAGACGCCCGCCTTGAATGCGTGGTCTCGCTCGGGCTGGGCCACACGTGGGGCTTCCCACAGGGCACGCACGACCCAACCGCGAATGCGAGCGTGATAGACGTGCTCCGGTGTGGCTGTCACCCAGCACCCTGGCCCCGTGTCGTTCTTGTTCCGGTACTCCCAGCGCACAGGCGGCTGGGAATACAGCTCTTGGAGCAGGGTGTCGCTCCACTCGCGGACCTGGTCGACGGAGATCGGCGCGCCGGCGGCGCCCAGGCGGCGCATGGTGGCGACGACCGCGGCGACGGGCGAGGATGCTTGGCAGACGTCAGCGGCGGCCTCCGGGCTTGTGGGAAACGTGGTGCTCAAGCGGATGCCTCCTGTGCTGCCTGAATCTGCTTTCCAATCCATCGAATGTTCGGTACTGCGAAGCTGTTGCCCAGCAATCGATAGCGCGGGCCGTCGGCCAGGCGGGGGCCGTTGTCAGCGCTGCCGGAATGCCGCTGCATGTAGTCGGCGTAGTGGGCATCCGGCTCGTTCTTCCGTTGCTTTCTAGCCTTGCCAAGCTTCGGCACCAAGGTCCAGTCATCAGGCGCGCCCTGGAGGCGCTCGCACTCGCGCGGGGTGAGGCGACGCACCTGGTTAGGTGTCAGCAGCGCAGGTGCCGGACTGTTGGCGTCCAGGCAGGTAGTCCGCTCCCTGAACAGCTTTCCCGCGTTGTTGCTGGAGGTATTGTGGAGCTTGGTCGAGTAGGCGACGGCCACTTGGCCGCCCGCATTTGCATGGCCCTCTTGATGCCCCATCGCCCGCAAGGTCGGGGCGACTTGATCGCTCACGCTTCTGGTGGGGTCACTGTCCTTGCAACCAAATGCGATATAGGTTTGCTGCTTCGTACCTGGCTGCGCGGCTAGCGTGCCAGCAATTTCCATGCAGCGAACTTCGTCGCGTTGGTTCTGCGCGAATGCAACCGGCACAAGAGGTGTGCCACGCCCTGTCCCATCCTCGCTTGCATCAAAACCTTCGGCGCGTAGCGTATGGGCGACAGCCGGAATTAGGAGGCCCGCATGGGCGTCCTGATTTGTGGCGCTGCCGGCCGCTTTGTTGTTAGCGCTAAGTGTCCCGGCAACTAAGCCGCCTTGGCACTCAAAGTCCGTTCCGAGCCCGCCGCCACCTTGAGTGCGCGCGCTAAGGGTGCCGGTAACGCTTTCCCCCGTGTCGCGGCGCGGCGCAGAATCCCCGCGCAGGCGATCGGGCTCAAGAAGTACCGGGGGTCTATCGGACCAGTTTCCAGTATCGAGGACAGCGAACACGCGACGGCGCCGCTGCGCCACTCCGAACCACTGCGCGTCAAGCACGGACCATTCGACCAGGCCGTTGTCACCCAGCGCAACGCCTTCGGATCCCCAGCCACCTGGGGGCACAGGCAGGTCGGTTCCTGCCATCGAACCAACCACGACAGCAAAGTCTCTGCCCTGGTTGCTGCTGAAAGCACCTGGGACGTTTTCCCAGACGAGCCAGCGGGTGCCGCAAAAATGTCGAGCTGCATTGAAGATCCTCATCTGGTGGTGGAACAGGCTGGAGCGCGCGCCAGCGAGGCCCGCGCGGCGTCCCGCGACGGACAGGTCCTGGCACGGGCTGCCTCCGATCAGAACGTCGAAAGCGCCCAGAGCCTTGATCTGCTCGTCGGTGATCTCAGTGACGCTTCCGAGATTTGGAACGTGAGGCAGGCGGTAGCGCAGCAGTGCGCAAGCGGCTGGCTCGATCTCGGATACGCCAACGCAGGTCCACCCCAGTGGCGCCCACGCGAGGTGGGCCGCTTCCATGCCGGAGAAGAGAGAGAAGTAGCGCATCAGGCGTGTTCCTTGGGAGCGATCGGGCCGGTGTGGCGGTAGTCACGCAGCGGGTCGGTGAGGAACCGGCCGCGCTCCTGGCGCTGCACGGTGTAGTCGGGGAAGGCTTCGGTGGGCAGGTGGGCGTGCGCTTCTTCCATCAGCGCGACGAAGCGCTGCTGCCACTCCAGCGGCATGGACTGCAGGGTCCGGCGCGGCACGACCAGGTAGGCGGAGCGGGTGAGCCCGAAGGCGTCCCACACCGGGCCGTGGTAGTACGGGCACAGGGTTGCGGTCTCGTCAGCCATTGGTCGAATCCTGCGCCGGGCGCGCGCTGTGTATGCTTTTCGGGTAAGCGCACCGGAACGGCGCAGGTGCGAAGGTGATGGGATGCACAGGCAAGAAGACTGGAATCTGAAAATTCGGGGCCGCGACGTGACGGTCCGGGTGGTGCTGGATGGGATTGGCCGGTTTGGCCGCGGGACGATGATTGGTTTCCATGTGGTCTACGGCCCGAGCCGATTGGGCTTGGACATAGCCGTGGAGTCGCGGGAGGACGCGGCTGCCAAGACCGAGGCGCTTCTGTCGGAGCTGATGGGGGCCGACTGGTACTGAGCCGCCAGATCTGGCCCTTTTCATCAGGCTTTGCCGTGAAGTAGATTTGCCATCGCTGACGGTTGGGGAACCGAAATGAAGACAGAGGGCTTTCGCCGGACTCTGCAGGGCGTGATCGATGGGCGCAGGTTCCGCGTCGAGATCACCAGCCAGGTGGAGGACGAATTTGAGTTCACGGCCACGGTGGAAGGTGTCGCCGTGGCCGCGCCGCGCGCCGGCGTGATCCGCAACAAAGGCGACGCCATGCAGCTCGCCATGGCTGCCATCGAGAAGCACATTGCAGACCAGGCTCGAGAGGCCTGAGCCGCGCTGGCCCGGGATGATGCTGTAACTGCTCATGCTCGCGGCTCCTTTGCGCCGTTGATCTGCTGGCCGCCGAGGGCGGCGCTGAATTCCCAGCGCTCTGCCTCGCGGGTGTAGTAGGCGGCGCGCTCCTGCCGCTCGCTTTCGGTGAACTGCTTGTCGGTCAGCGCGTGGTCGGCGGCTTCGCGGTTGGCCTTGGCCATGCGGACCGGGTCGTCCTTGAAGATGTCGAGCTGGTTGCGCATGCGGTTCCCTGGGATGGGTTGCCGGCGAGTGGAAGTCCGGCCGGCGGCGGAGCCCGGTGGCCCGGGCGGGCGGCTGCTCAGTGCGTGTCGTCGGTTGAGACCGGACGGCTCGGGGGATGCGTGGGATTACGGATTGGGGGCTTCCAACTGCCGCGATTGCGCGCAGCGCGGCGGCGTTCCATTTCGGCGCGGAACACCGGCCAGCAGCGGCGTGCGTCCTTGACGCCATGCCAGGCGAAGTAGCTGATGCCGACGATGAAGACGAGGACGAAGGTGTCGGAGCCGGTGTAGATGGCGCGCGCGAGCAGCGCCATCAGGGCGCCGACGATCACGGCGCAGTAGAAGGGCAGGGCCAGGTGGTGCATTAGGCTTGGCTCCACGCGCGCTGCGGCTTGCGGCGCAGTGACTGCTTCATGCGGCTGATGGCAGCCGCGGCGCTGCCGCCGCGCAGGAAGTCGAGCCGTGCCAGGTCGGCGACGGTGTTGGCGAAGTCGGGGCGGTGACCGACGCGCAGGGCTGCGATGCGGACGGCGTCCGCGACGGCGCGGCCGCGCTGCTGCGGGCCTACCAGGATGGCGACGGCGCTCATGCCGCGTCCTTGCCGCTCAGGGCGTCGGTGTACTGCTTGGCGGTGGTGCTGCCGATGCGCACAGCCTGCGCGGCGCGCTGCATCTGCAGCGCCAGCTGGTCGGCTTCCTGCTGGGTCAGGTGCAGGGAGGCGCCACCCATGTAGACGATGACGCGGTCACTGACGTGGTCGGCGGTGACGCTGAGCACTGCCTGGCGGCAGGCGAGGTTGAGGCTGGCCATGGGTCAGCACTCCTGTCCGAACAGGCTCTTGCCGAAGCCGATGCCCGCGCCAACGGCGAGCGCACCGATGGCGTAGATCGCGATGATGAGGTGCCACAGGGGCCGTTTGCGGCGCTGCATGTAGGTCTCCTGCCGCCGGCCCCGGGATGGGGCTTGATGGGCGGCTCGGAGATAGTAAAGCGCTGCTTTATATCGAAGTCAAGCGCTGCTTTAGTAATTCATCAAAGAAAAGCCCTTCTTGAGTGAAGGGCTTTCGTAGCGCTCTCTACTTGAGCTTCGAGGGGTCGAAGCCGGACGTATCGAATTCCCAGGCAGGGGAACCCTCTTGGTACACCTCAGCCTGGATCCTGACGATGTCCGCGTCCTTCATTCGACGGACAAAGTCAGCGTAGCCGCGGATGAACAAGACAGTCGTGGAATTGTCGCTGGGTCCGGCGGCCTCGTACGTTCTCGGATTTTCGTCGCCAAAGCGCACGAGTACCTTGCAACCGGAGTAGCTCCTGCAAAGAAGCTGCCCGCGCTCAATACTCATGATGACATCACTGCCATGCTGAGGGTGCTTCCGCACAGTGAGCGTAGCGTGCTGGGGCCTGGAGTACGGCCGGTCGAACTCATGGGTATTGCTGCTCGTAACCTCGGCAGTTACCCACGCCTTGCTGGTCATGGGGTCATCGGAAGACCGATAGACCCACTGCTTCCCCAGGTTCGCTTTCCTCACCTCCTCTTCGAGCTCGGGTATGAGTTTCGATGCCTCGTTCCCCTCAGTCGTGCCAGCGAAAGAGGACGCAAGCTCTTTTGCCGTAAGAAGGCGAGCTTCCGCAAAGCGGCTGGCATCGTTCATCTCTGCAAGTAGGCGTGCTCGCTTGTGCTCAGGCTGCTCGCTCGGCGCCGTGCCAGACCGCTCCCCTGGGCTGGGCGTGTGATCCGCCCGCGGTGAGCACATGGCGACAAGAAGTACTACCGCACCTATCAGGACGACAACAGCGCATCCAGTCTTTCTCCGGTCACTGCTCCCATCGCTTTCTTGAGACGGAACAGCTACCGCCCTAGGCCTATTAGGGTGCCCGCAGTTCGGGCAGGCCTCAGCCTGGTCACTAATCTGCCGTCCGCATTCTTCGCACGCTATAAGCGCCACTGCATTCCCCCTGTTCTGATCCTTCAGTTGAACCTTTCAATCCGATTACGCAGGTACACCTTGCCTCCGATCACGGTGTTGGGAGGCATGGGGAACGCTGGATAGAGCCCCGCGTTTGCGCTGACAACGTAGACAGCATCGCCTCGATCCTGCAGGGCCTTAACTTGCTGGCCATTGCCAGTGTTGAGCAAATAAATCCCATCTCCATCGAATGCGGTGACGCCCGTGTCGACCATCAACGACTCGCCAGGATTGATCACGGGGATCATTGAGTCTCCGCGACCGGTCACCAGCACAAGGCGCCCAGGAGGGGGGACGAATCCGACGACGGAGCGTATGTAGGTTGGCGCAAAGTCCATCGCACGCACGATGTCTGGAAAATCCTCGTTAATTGCCCCATCCCCCATGTCGGCATCTCCATCAAGCTGCTGGACGCGAACATAGCTGTGCGCGGTCGCAGGAGTGGAGACGACCGCCACCGCCTCACCCATTCCGAAGTGGGATAAAGGCTTGCCGGTGAGCTGGGCCAGCTTTGGCAGCTTTCGCTTATCGACTTTTCCTGTGCGCAGCCAGCCAGACACCGCTTGCTCGGTGACGCCAAAGGAATCTGCGATCCCTTTCTGGGTGAGGTTGGACTCTTCGATGGCCGAGCGAATGGCGGCCGCCATGGCTGAATTGTCAAGCATTGCTTGATTGTCCATGGCGCGACAGACCAATGTAAGAAAGCATCGCTTGACTATGCACTAAAGCGACGCTTAAGCTGGTCGTATGAACCATATCGCTGCTGCCGTAGAGAGGACGGGGACCGGCCAAGCCGGCTTGGCGCGCCTGCTTGGCGTATCGCCCCAAGCGGTCAACCAGTGGGTCAACGGCAATCGGCCCGTGCCTTCGCGGCACGTGCTCGCCATTGAGAGGGCAACGGGGGTCTCCCGGCACGCGCTCCGCCCCGACGTGTTCGGCCCTGGCGCTGCCGTTGAGGCGCCGGCCCAGCCGCAGCAGACGGTGGTGCAGCAGATCCGAGCGGAGGTGGACAGCCGGATGAGCAAGCGCGCGCTGCGCGCGAAGCTGGGCGTGTCGAACGACAAGCAGCTGGCGAAGGTGCTGCAGCTGCCGGTGGATCAGGTTGAGTCCTGGCCGGAAGAGAAGGGTGTTCCGTCGCTGCCGCAGGTGATGCGGCTGCTGGGCGTCCAGGAAGAGAGCCAGGCGCCGAGCGCGCCGGCGGACCCGGACGAAGACCGAATCATCCCCGTGGAGGCTGCCTGATATGCGCGCGCTGGCGATCGTTTCGATGCTGTGTTCCGTAATTGTCGGGCGCGCGCTGAAACGCGCACGCCAGCCGCAGGTGACCAGCTTTCCGGCACCGTCCAGCGACGTCGGCATCCAGTGGACCCTCACTGAGGAACAGGTGAGGGACTCCCTGGACTGGTGGAAGCGCGCAATCAGCGAGGAAGAGCTCTCGTTCTGGAGCCGGTATCGCGCTGCTAGTTCCGTTTCCCCTGCGCCCGGCTCAGCGACTCCGCCGCAGCATCCAACAGATCTTGTCCCAGGCCTGCAGCCATATCGTTGGTCAGGACCATTTGGAACGGCGTCAGGGGAATCCGCTGACCCGATTCCGTCCTGCCGAACGGGCGAATCATGACCAGACCTTCGTCTGCGAGATGCATCTCGAACTCTGCAACACCGACGTACTCCGGCATTTCCTTGCTCATGTCGCCCTCCTTGCGGGCTTGGTTGTTGGCACATCCAGCGTAGCGCAACGAGGGCGGCGCCAGCCGCACCCCAAAAGTTGATCTCCATAGCGGCCATGTTGCCGCGCAACAGAGCACCCGTCATGAAGCCCAAGCCCCATTTCCTGCCCAAGCGCCAGACGGTGATCTACGGATTCACCGAGCAGATGTTGCGCGACACCGGCTCCAACCGCCGCAGCTTCGCGATGGCGGTGGCTGACACGTATCTCTCGCTGCTGGGTGAGGACGACCGCGAGGTTCCGTTCCGCATCACCCTGGGTGGCGATGGCGATGCCGACAAGAAGCACAACGGCCAGATCCTCGGCCGCTACCTCGACGGCGTGGTGAAGACGTTGCCGGCCGATCTGGAAGACGCGTGGGTCATGAGCCTGCCGGAACCGTACCGCAGCAACTGCGAGCGTGAGCTGGCTCGCCGTCGCGGCATCCTGCCGATCCGCATCGACGCGATCGACACCGCGGCGGACACCGTCGGTGTTGGCCAGCTGATGAAGGATTTCGGCGACCTCTGCGCCGCGATCAGCCCTGCTGTTGCAGACGGCGTGATCGACGAGAAGGACCGCCCGCACGGGCAGAAGATCATCAACGAGTCGGATGACCTGGTCATCAGCGCGCTGACCTTCCGCAAGGCAGTGATCCGCGCCATGGGCCTGGAGCAGACCGTATGAGCGAGCTCGCCCGCACCACCGATATCGATACCAGCCACGCCGCCGCTTCGCACGTGGTCAGCAGCGGCCTGCAGGCCGCGCAGCAGGACCAGGCCGCCCGCGCGGTCACCCAGAACGCCGGCATGACCAGCAACGAGCTCTCGCAGGCCACCGGCCTAGACCGGTACATGCTGGCCCGCCGCCTGCCTGAGCTGATGAAGGAGGGCCGGGTGTACCGCGGCCCGAACAAGCCGTGCCCGGTCAGCGGCCGCACGGCGTGCACCTGGTGGCCTGTGGCCCCGGGCGAGAACCTGCAGCTGGCGGTCTGACGATGAGCGCACGAGTTACAGGCATGGTGTTCGACCGCTACCCGAGCGGTGGCGGCGAGATGCTGCTGGCGCTGGCCCTGGCTGATCACGCGCACGACGATGGCACGCACATCTTCCCGTCGATCGCGCGGCTGGCAGAGAAGACCCGGCAGTCCGAGCGTTCGGTGCAGTACCAGCTGCGTCGCATGGAGCAGAGCGGGTGGCTGCTGCTGGTCAATGCCGGCATCGGTGGCCGCCGCAGCGGGTTTGGTGAAGGTGGCCGTACCCGCCAGTACCGGATCAACCCCGAATGGATGAAGGGTGCAGAAATTGCACCCTTTGCAAAGGGTGCAAAAAAGGCCTCCGAAGGGTGCAAAACGACGCAGGAAAGGGTGCAAAACGGCGTCGAAAAGGGTGCAACAGCTGTTGCACCCGAACCAAGAGCAACCAAAAGCAACCAAGAGCAACCCTCACACCGCGAGTGTGAGCGCGAGGCCGATCCGGCTGCGCTGACCGCCGAGCAGGTCGACCGCGAGCTGGCCGGTTTCGGCGTGGTGCCCACGGGCATCGATCGCCAGATGCTGGCCCGGTTTGTCCGGCACCGCGCCGCCATCCGCCGCGTGCTCTCGGTCCAGGGCTGGCTGCAGGTCCGCCAGCAGCTGGCCGACCTGATGGCCAACGGCCACGACCCCAACGAATCCCTGAAGCAGACGATGGCCGCCGGCCTGGCGCTGCCCGTGATCCCTGTTGCCCAGCAATCCGCAGGAGCCGCCCATGCAAACCCTCAGCACAGTTCTGCCGACCGAGTCGAGCAGCTCCAGCAGCAGTTCGAAGCCGAACGCCTCAGCGGTGGCCACGGTGGCCGCCCTGGCTTCGGCACAGCCGAGTTCGTCGACGCAGAGTTTGTCGTCGTCGGCTGAGCGGGTGAGCGACCAGGCCACGGCCTACCTGTGGGAGTTCTGGAAGCAGATGACGGCCATGTTCCCGGGGAAGTGGGAGCGCGAGAACGGTGCGGCCCCGGTGAAGAAGGACGGCAGCCTGACCATTGCCGGCACGACGTGGTTCCAGGTGCTGAAGGGCCGCACGGTGGCGCAGCACGCGAAGGGAATGCACTGCTGCCTGACCGAGGGCCGGGAGTGGCCGCCGAACGCGGGCCGGTTCCTGACGATGTGCCTGGACATCCCGGTCATGGCGACGGTGGAGCGCGAGATGGCGCCGGGCCGACCGCAGAGCGGGTTCACGGTGCTGGTGCGCTCGCTGCTGGACCTGCACGTCTACGCCACGGCGGAGAACGGATTCCAGCAGCGGCGAATGCTGGAGGAGGCCTACTCGCGCGCTGTGCAGCACGTGGTGGACGGGAAGCCTCTGCCGCAGCAGCTGCAGGCGGTCGCCCAGGAGAAGCACGGCGTGCATCCGGTGCGCGACCGCGATGCGGCACGGGCGGCCATGGCGCGCGCTGCAGCAGACCTCGGGTTCGGGGAGGGCGCGTGAGCAAGCACGACACGGTGCGGCTGCTGCACGCCGAGCGCTGCAGCGTCGCGGAGATCTCCCTGGCTGTGGGATGGCTGCCGTGCAACGTCCGGTGGTTCATCCGCAACTGGATCGACGCCGATGGCGACTGATGCGGAGCTGGCGCAGGCCGAGCAGGCCGGCCGCTGGGCGCGCGATGCGTGCCGGGCCCGGGAATCGGCACCGCGCTACGAGATGGGCATGGACGGGCTGCAGCGCCGCCGGCGCTGGCAGACCGGGTGGGACAAGCAGGACCAGGAACTGAGCGCGGCACGCCGCGAGACGACGAAGACGAGGCGCTGATGGACTTCACCAACTACAACACGCGCAGCCGCTACGCCAAGGAGATCAACGCCGGGTACTCGGCGCGCCTGAACGGCTGTCGCCTGAGCGACAACCCGCACCTGGTGTGGATCGAATGCGAAACGGAGGACGGCGCCAACCGCCGCGCCGCACCGCTGAGCGAAAAGGCCGAGGCCTGGCAACACGGATGGCGTCTAGCCGACGAGGCCGCGCGCTGATGTGGTCCAAGGCACCGCCGCCGACGAAGGAAGAGGCCGCCCGGATCGAGCTGGCCAAGGCGGGCCCGTGCATGGCCTGCCTGGCGCTGCTGGAGCAGCAGCTGCTGGAGGCAGAGCTGGTGGTGTACGGCTGCGACTACAACCACGCCAAGAGCGGGAACGTGCGGCGCGGGCATGTGTTCGGCTACGCGCTCTGCAAATGGCACCACATGCGCTACCCGATGGAGGGGAACACCTTCGCGACGATGCGCCAGATCTACGGCCCGAGCCTTCTGGATGGCTCGCGGACCTTCCACGAGACGTACGGCTCCGACGACGAGCTGATCGCAAACCAGACCTACATCAACGAACTGAGGGCACCAGCATGATGGATCGAAGCACCAGCTACGCGGGCCAGGTGCGCGCGCTGTTCGAGGCTGCGCCGCAGGCGCGGCTGCAGCTGTGCGAAATGTACGAGAAGGCCAATGCCAGCTCTACGCTGCATCGTGAGCGGATCAGCAGCGCCGCCCGCGATCTGGTTCTGGCCGGCTACCTGATCAAGGAGGGGAGGGGCAAGAAGGCAGAGTTCCGCGCTACGGGCCAGGGAATGCCGCGCAAGTTCGTGGTCACCGACGAGCAGCGGGAGAAGTGCAGGGCAGACAAGGCCGTGAAGCAGGCGGCCTATCGCGCATCGAAGCGTGCCGGCTCCCTCCCTCGCGCGCCGGACAAGATGACGATCAACCGGGCCAAGTTGGAGCATCGCGCCGCCTTGGCCCCGGCCAAGCCGTGGGGCAAGGAGAAGGGCGGTCAGCGGCCGGCCGAGACGGTGGAGCAGTTCCAGGCGCGGGGCGGGCAGGTGCAGCGCCTGACGGCCAGCTGGGAGCAGGCGGCATGAGTGGGCCGAATCACGTGTGGGTCGTTCTGAACGGAAAGGGGCAGGCATTCGCTATGGCGACATCGGAGCCGCCCGGCCATGTGTTCCAGGAAGGCGAGAAGGCGATCCGCTACGTCCCCGCCAGCAGAGCGGTCGACTGGAAGCCCATTGGCGAGGCGCCGCAGGACGGCACGCGGCTGATGTTGTGGGACGCGGTGAGCAAGCGGCCGGTGTTTGCCAGCTGGCGCGGCGGCAATCCGAAGATCACGCACTATGCGGCCGAGCCGGCCGGCCCGGAGGTGGCTGGTGCCTGACCGCGCGCTGGAGCTGGTGCTTCCCTGGCCGAGCAAGGATCTGTCGCCGAACGCGCGCGTGCACTTCCGGGTAAAGGCCCGGGCCACGAAGCTGGCCCGCCAGACGGCGGCGGTGCTGGCGAACGAGGCGGGCTGGCGCGGCATGGTGCTGCCGCCGGGGCGGCTGCACCTCTGGATCGACTGCTACCAGGCGCCGGGCAAGAAGCTGCCCGACGACGACAACATGACCGGCCGCTGCAAAGCGTACCGGGACGGAATCGCCCAGCTGCTCGGGATCGATGACGGGCGGTTCCAGGCGCATCTGTTCGTGAAGGACGAGCGGCGTTCGGGCGGCCAGGTGGTGGTGCGGATTACGGGCGGGCCGGCAGCGGCCGGCCACTCAACGACAGGGGAAGGGGCATGAATCCACGTGAGGCGATGGGGCGGCTGGGGCCGACCACGGTGAAGTTCGATATCGGCCGGGGCGGTGGTAAGCCGGACCTGACGAACCAGGACATTGCCGCAGCGCTTGGAATGGTTCCGGCCGGGCTGGGCCGGGAGCTGCTGGAGGCGTGCTGGTGGCCGGATGGCGCCGCGCTGCGTCGGCACAAACTGCGGGACGCGGTGATTGCGCTGGTCACGCCGGAGCTGCAGCGGCAGCAGCGCCGGCTGGCTGAGGCGCGCACGGACCTTGGCCTGGCGGAGGTGTGCATCGGCTGGGGCGGCGCGGCGACGGCGGAGCAGCGGGCGAACCGGGATGCGGCCAAGCAGCGGCTGGGCCGGGTGAAAGCGCAGTGCTGGCCGATCAGCACTCTGGAGTCGCTGCCGACGCTGGCCATGGCGGTGATCAGCGAGATTGCGCACCGGCCGCACTGCGCCAGCTGCGAGGGCAGAGGCCAGACGGTGTCGGGCGAGCTGCTGATGACGTGCAAGGTCTGCGGCGGGTCAGGGCTGGGCCAGGTCAGCGACCGCCGGCGCGCGGCGGCCATCGGCCGCGATGAGGCGGCCTACCGGCGGACGTGGAAGCCCGTGTTCGAATGGCTGGTATCGAAGATGACAGAGGCGGAACAAGAAGCAGCCTGGCATCTTCGAGCTGCACTGGGTAAAGCGGCTTAAAGTTGAGACAGGGCAAAAGCGTTTGCCGCTTCAGCCAAACCGCTGCGGAATTCAACGAGCTCGGACTCCTGACCGATGATCTCAGTCACATCGCCGCCGATGAAGGCGACCACAAAAAAGCAGGATTTACCGTCTTGGGATTTCTGAATTTCCCCGGCATAGAGCAGCTGGCTCAAGCGGATCAGGCATCTTCCACCAATGTCGTGGAATGGAAGGGGCCGGGTCGGTGAGAGCGCCTTCCTACGGAGGGAACTTTTGAGCGGTTTTCTCGTTGGATTCTCTTCTTCCATTTCCCTTTACTCTGCGGAGGTGACACCTCCGCACTTTTACCAGTAAATTCCTACTATCGCACGCGACCATGCCCGGCCATCGAGCCGGGCTTTCTGTTTCCGGACCGACCATGATCCTGACCGCCTCGACAATCCAGCAGGCGGTTGGCTGCAGTGCCGCCGTCGCCGCCCAATGGGCGCAACCCCTGTCCGAAGCCTGCACGGCGTTCGGCATCAGCACACCGACGCGGGTGGCGGCGTTTCTGGCGCAGGTCGGTCACGAGTCGGCTAGCCTGACCCGGACCGTCGAGAACCTGAACTACGGTGCGCAGGGAATGGCCGATACCTGGCCCACCCGTTACGCCGTCGACCCCAAGGCGAAGCCGAGGAAGCCGAACGATCTGGCGCGCGCGCTGGAGCGGAAGCCGGTAGCAATCGGCAACAACGCCTATGCCAACCGCCTGGGCAACGGATCCGAGGCAGGCGGCGATGGCTACCGATTCCGCGGCCGTGGCCCGATCCAGAACACTGGCCGAGCCAACTATGCGGCGATCCGGGATGCGCTGCGTGCCAAGGGCATCAAGGGTGTGCCCGACTTCGAGGCCCAGCCCGACGCTCTGGAGCAGCCCAAGTGGGGTGCGCTGGCAGCCGGTGCCTTCTGGGATGCCCGATCCCTGAACAAGCTGGCTGACGCCAGCCGATTCGACGAGATCACCGAACGTGTGAACGGCGGCCAGACCGGTGCCGCTGATCGCAGGGCGCGCTATGCGCGCGCGCTGCAGGCGCTTGGAGCATGACGCCGAGGAAGAAGGGCCCGAAGCTCTCGCCGGTAAATCAGCTGCAAGGCGTGCTGGTTGTACTGGAGAACCAGAAGGCGAAGAGCCCGACTGCGGAGCTTCTGCTGGCAATCCGCGAAATGGTCAGCGATGCGCTTGCGGTGCTGCAGGAGCCGGACCCCACGAAGCAGCGCATTGCGTTCGTGCTTCTCGCGGTCCAGCAGTCCACCCAGGTGGCAGTGAAAGTGGTGCGCGGTAAGCGCCTCACCCGCGTGACCATCGTTGACCAGCCCCTCTACCACTGGGCGCTGGAGGAAATTCACTCACTGGCAGGTGCCGCATGACCTTCGCGACCCGAAACGTTGGCGCTGCGCGCGTCGGCATCGCCGTGCTGGTGCTATTCCTGGTCGGTATGGCCATGGCTGCCCTCGTATCCATCTCGATCCCCGAGGCCAACAAGGATTCGTTCGGCATGCTGATTGGCGGCCTGAACAACGCCACCGGCATGGTGATCGGCTACTTCTTCGGGATGACCCGTAGGCCGGGAGGCTGATATGCGTGAGCTGATCTACGTCACGAAGGCAGATGCGCTGGCAAATGGCATGACCCATGAGGGAACCCTTTTCGGTGTTCCGGCGTGGCTCTGCGTGGACAGCGAGGAGCAGGTCACCGGCACGCCGAAGATCCCAGCGCTGCACCTCTGGTGCTGGGTGATCGACCAGCTGCTGGAGTTGACCTGCTGCCTGCTGCCGCAGGACTGCGAGCTGGTCTCGCCCATCACAGTCGGCAGGGAGATCGAGCCGTGAACCGGCTTGCCCTCTACCTGCTGGTGTTCGTCGCCTGGTCCGCCGGCATGCTCGCCGCCGGCTGGGCTTGGCGCGGTGACCGCGCCGAGACCGAGGAAGCCCGGCAGGAGGCCAGCACCAGCGCCGGCCAGGTCCAGCAGCTCACCGAGACCCGTGCCGTCGAGCACAGCCAGGCCGAGTCGCTGGCCACCATCGGAGCCAAGCATGAAGAAGACCGTCTTGCGGCCACGGCCGTCCCTGCTGCTGTTGCTGCTGGCGTGCGCGATGGCAGCCTCCAGCTGCGCGACGACCTCGCCACCTGCAATACCGCTCGCCTGTCCCAAGCCGCCGCCGGCGCCGTCGAACGTGACCAGGCAGCCCAACTACGAGCAGAGGTCGCGGGCGCTCTTGTTCAAATCGGACGAGACGCCGACGACCACGTCCGTGCCTGCCAAGCCGTGATCGAGGCCGACCGGAGCCCCGGTCGCAGCTGATGCCACGCCGAGCGCCGAAGCACAACGCCCTGCCGCGGCAGGCTGCTGTGCACGTTCCGAAAGCTGAGGTGAGGCAGACCACAGCTGAGCGCGGGTATGGCGGCCGATGGCAGCGCGCACGCGCGACCTACCTGCTGAGGCACCCCCTGTGCGCTGAGTGCCAGCGGTCGGGGCACGTCACGGTCGCGACGGTGGTCGACCACATCACGCCGCACAAGGGCAGCCAGGCGCTGTTCTGGGACACCGACAACTGGCAGCCCCTCTGCAAGCCCTGCCACGACCGCAAGACCGCGACCGAGGACGGCGGGTTCGGCAACTGGCACCGAGGTGCCAAGGCGACCCCGAAATGCGCGAGTGGACGCGAATGAATCGCAACAACGGCAGATAGGGCGGGGGGAGGGTCAAAAGTTGGGGCGGTTCGCCTCCCTGACCGTGCGCCCAGCCTTTTTTTCGCACCGTCAAAATTGAGATTTCAAAAATGAGAGGACGGAAGCCGACCGCTCCGGCCCTCAAGGTGATTGCCGGAACCGCCCGGCCGGACCGTGAGGCGCCTGACGCTCCCGAGTTCGACCTGATCGACGTGTTCCCCGACCCACCGCAGCACCTGAACGTCAACGGGGCTGCAATGTGGAATGACCTCGGCCCCCAGTTGGTGGCAGCCAAGGTTCTCCAGACGGTGGACCTGTATGCACTGCAGCAGCTCTGCTACGCCTGGCAGGTCCAGGTGGCCAAGCAGATGGCAGGGGTGGATATCACAGCCGCTGAACAGACCGCGCTGAAAGCGCTGATGTCCGAGTTCGGTATGACGCCGGCGAGCAGACGCAAGGTGAGTTCTGGTGGCGCCGAGAAAAAGCCCGGCAACAAGTTCGGCGCCCTCCCGGCGCTCGCCAAGTAGCAAGAAGCCAGCGAAGCCAAAGACCGCAGCGCGCCCCCGGCGCCGGCCCCGCCCGGATCCCGCCGACTACGTGGCTGTGGCCATCGACTACGCGCAGGAGGCGGTGGAGGATCGGAAGGGAAAGGCCTTCGGGTTGCTGATTCGCCAGGCGGCCAAGCGCTTCCTGGACGATCTTGCCCGCGCGAAGAAGAGAGGGTCAGGGTTCACCTTTTCACCCGCGCATGCAGCCCACGCGTGCGGATTCATTGAGCTTCTGCCGCACGTTGAAGGCGCTTGGGAGACGCCCGAGATCCGGCTGCACCGGTCCCACGTCTTCTTCGTTGCACAGCTGTTTGGGTTCCGGAAGCTCGATGGCACCCGCCGCTTCACGTCGGCGCTGTTTGCGGTGGCACGCAAGAACGCCAAGTCCACTTTGGCCTCGGCGATCCTTTTGTACTGCCAGTGCTGCGAGAACGAGGAAGGCGCCCAGGTCATTTCGGCGGCCACCACGTTCCCGCAGGCTTCGATCATCTTCAACGTCGCAAAGCGGATGGTGGAGAAGACGCCGGACCTCCGGGAGGCGTATGGGCTTGAGACATGGGCCAAGTCGATCAGCCGCATGGAGATCGGCGCCAGCTTCAAGCCTATCCACGCGAAGGCAAGCACTCAGGACGGCTTGAATCCGTCCCACGTGGGACTTGATGAGATCCACGCGCACAAGACGCCTGACTTGCTGAACGTCCTCCAGTCCGCTGCTGGTGCCCGCCGTAACCCGCTCTGGCTGTTCACCACGACCGAGGGGTACACCAATCCCGGCCCTTGGGCTGAGATCCGGCAGTTCGTGAAGCAGCTGCTGGCCGGCGTGTTCAAGCACACGGCCGACCATTACCTGGCAGTGTTCTACGCGGTCGACGAAGACGACGAGGATTTCGACGAGGCGAGTTGGCGAAAGGCCAATCCTCTGATGGAGGTAAACCCGCATCTACTGGGGGCCATCCGAAAGGAGGCGGTAGAGGCCAAGGCCATGCCGTCCAAGCTGGCTGAGTTCCAGATCAAGCGGCTGAACCGGCCGGCTTCGGCGGCAAACGGCTGGGTTGCGCTACGAAAGTGGGCTGCCTGCTCCGGAGTGGTCGACCTTGAGGCGCTGAAGGATGTTCCTTGCTGGGGTGGACTGGATCTGGCCAGCACCAGCGACCTGACGTCGTTCCGGCTTGTCTGGAGGGTGGACGGGAAGATCATCACCTGGGGCCGCCGATGGGTTCCCGAAGAGGCAGTGAAGCAGCGTACGGAGCGCGGAACGGTCCCGTATGCGGGCTGGGTCGCGTCTGGCCACCTCGAAACCACCGAGGGAGAGGTAACCGACTACGCCCATATCGAGAGGTCGATCCTGGAGGTCGTCTCTCGGTTCAACGTTCAGTCCATCGCATTCGACAGCTGGAATGCAACCGAGGTTGTGGGACGGCTTCTGGCCGCTGGCGTGCCAATGGTGCAGTTCATCCAAGGACCGAAGTCATATCACCCGGCCATGCAGGATCTGGAGCGTGCCTACGTGGGCAAACGCTTCGTCCATGACGGCGATCCGGTGCTGACTTGGTGCGCTTCCAACCTGGTGGCGCGGCGAGACCAGAACTTGAACATGGCGCCCGACAAGAAGCGATCGAGCGAAAAGATCGACGACATGACTGCGCTGCTGATGGCTGTTGGTATCAGCATCCCCGTTGCTGAAGAAAAGAGTGACAAGACGCTTGTCCTCATGACCCTGGGATAGCCCATGAATAACGAGAACCGCGCCTACAGCCTGCTGGAGGTCAAGAACTACGACGACGACGAGCAGGTGATCACCGGCTGGGCGACAACCCCCGAGCCTGACCGCTACGGCGATGTGGTCGAGCCTCTGGGCGCGAAGTTCGCTGCCGAGCTTCCGTTGCTCTGGCAGCACCGGCACGACAGCCCCGTGGGCATCGTGAAGTTCGGCAAGCCCACGAAGGATGGAATCCCCTTCACCGCTAGCGTGGCGAAGATCGCCACCCCGGGCGCGCTGAAGGACATGTGCGATCTGGCCTGGCAGTCGGTCAAGGAAAAGCTGGTGCGCGGCGTGTCGATCGGATTCCGCGCCCTTGAGTACAGCTACATGGATGGCGGTGGAATTCGATTCACCGAGTGCGAGATCTACGAGCTCTCGCTGGTAACGATCCCGGCCAACGCTGCGGCAACGATCCAAAGCATCAAGGCCATGGATACCAGTGGAACCCGCCGCCGCAGCAGCTACGGCGTGCCCCTGATTCAGTGCCAGAAGGCAGTAGTGGCGAGGCCTCCTGGCGGCGCAGTGAAGTTGCTGGACTGAAGTAACGGCCCACTGGGCCATGCGGGGTGGAACCCGCTTCCCTCCATTTTGCAGGCACTGCCCGGGGTGGAACCCGGGCCGAAGGGCTGCGCCAATTTCAGAGAGATCAAGATGACCATTCAGGAACAGCTGGAAAAGCTCCGCGCCACGCGTGACGCCCAGCAGAAGAAGCTCAACGAAGTCGCCCAGAAGTCCATGGACGAAAGCCGTTCGATGGACACCGCCGAAAAGGAAGAGTTCGACAGCATCGAAGACCAGATCAAGTCCCTGGACGATGACATCGACCGCCTGACCCGACTGCTCGCCGTGCAGGCCAAGTCCGCTGTCCCGGCCGCGCAGATCGTGCAGGAAAACGGCTCCGCGACCGATCCGAAGCGCGCCGCCGGCGCTGCCAGTGGCAAGGGCCCGGCTTTGATCCACAGCCGTAGGAACGAAGAGCAGGGCATCGGCTTTGCCCGATTCGCCATGGCGATGTATGCGGGCAAGGGCGACGTTTCCAGCGCCAAGGCCTTCGCGGACAACACGTTCCGCGACGATGTGCGTCTGAACGAGATCATGAAAGCAGCGGTTGCCGCTGGCAACACCACTGATCCGTCGTGGGCGGGCAACTTGGTCCAGTACCAGAACCTGTCGAGCGAGTTCGTCGATTTCCTGCGCCCGCGCACCATCATCGGCCAGCTCGGCCAGGGTAGCGTGCCGGGCCTGCGCCGCGTCCCGTTCAACGTCCGCATCCCGGGCAAGACCGCCAAGGGCCGTGCACAGTGGGTGGGTGAGGGCTTCCGCAAGCCGGTGACCAAGTCGGGCTACGACGCGACGGAGCTGAAGTGGGCCAAGATTGCCGGTATTTCGGTGATCACGGAGGAGCTGGCGCGCTTCTCCGATCCGTCGATCCAGATCCTGGTGCGCGACGACCTGTCCGACGCGGTGATCGAGCGCATGGACGAGGACTTCGTTGATCCGGCGAAGGCCGCTGCCACTGGCGCTGGTCTGTCGCCGGCCTCGATCACCAATGGCGTGACCGCGATCCCTTCCACGGGCGACGTGTACGCCGATATCCAGGCTCTGTGGGCCACGGCCGACGATACCAATCTGCCGGTGTCGAGTGCGGTCTACATCACCGACAGCGCTACCGCACGTCGCCTGTCCGGTCTGCGCAATCCGCTGATGGCTCGTGAGTTCCCCAACGTCTCGATGACCGGTGGCGACATCGATGGCGTGCCGCTGGTCGTGTCCAACTACGTTCCGTCGGGCATGTTCATCCTGGCCTTCGCCAGCGAGATCTACCTGGCGGACGATGGCGTGGTCACCATCGATGTCAGCCGCGAGGCCACGATCATCATGGACGATGACGCGACCGCCACTCCGACGATCGCGCAGATCCAGAGCATGTTCCAGACGAACCAGCTGGCCATCCGTGCCGAGCGCTTCGTGAACTGGAAGAAGCGCCGGCCGCAGGCGGTCTCGTACTTGACCGGTGTCGAGTGGGGCAACCCGGTCGACGCCGGCGGTGGTGGGGGCTGATTTCTGTAGTTCTCGGCGGGGGCTTCGGCCCCCGCCTTTTTTTCCCCGGGAGATAGGTATGGCGAAGATCGAGATGATCCGGCGGAACCGCGTTTTCAGTGTGGACGCCAGACTGGCCCCCCTCCTGGAAGCTCATGGAGGCTACCAGCGGCGCGACATGCAGGCGCAGCCGGCAGCCGCCCCAGTAGCGCCGCCGCAGCCGACGGCTCCGGAAGTGGTGAAGCAACCCGCACAGGGTGACGACGGGAAATCCGCGCGCACGGCCGTAAAGAAGGGAAAAGGTTCTGCCGTGCCGAAGACGGCACCGGCGAAGGACGAAGTCTGATGGCTGGATTCTCGCCCCGTGAATTGGCCACCGAGGCCGGTGTGCGCAGGCACGGGACTGACTACCTCAAGTCGCTGCACCCCGTGCATGCGTCCGGCGGACTGGGTGGCTGGCACTCCCTGGTGCGAGAGCCCTTCACCGGAGCCTGGCAGCGGAACTTGGAAGAGCGGCACGAGTCGGTGCTGACCTATCCGACGCTGTATGCGTGCCTGAACCGCATCGCGTCGGATGTCGGAAAGCTTCCTTTCGTGCTCAAGGCAGAGGATTCCAGCGGTATCTGGCGCGTAGATAGGAAGAACACCGCATACTGGCCCGTGCTACGGAAGCAGAACAGTTACCAGACGTCGCAACAGTTCCGCTCAGCCTGGATGCTGTCGAAGCTGATCCAGGGAAACACCTATGTCTTGAAGGGTCGGGACGAGAGGAACGTGGTCAACAAGCTGTGGATCTTGGACCCGTGCAGTGTTCAGCCGATGGTGTCTGATAGTGGCGACGTGTTCTACCAGCTGAACTACAACACCGGAACCAATCTGCTGCCGGAGAACTATCCCGGTGAGCAGCTGGTTGTCCCGGCGAGCGAGATCATCCACGACCGAATGAACTGCTTCCACCATCAGCTCATTGGTGTCCCGCCGCTGTGCGCTGCACAGTGGGCGGCGGTGAAGAACCTGAAGATCCTCAAGGATTCCACCAACTTCTTTTCCAACGGAGCGAATCCTGGCGGCATTCTGACCGCGCCCGCGGGCATGTCCGACGATGATGCCCAGGCGGTCAAGGAATACTGGAATACCAGCTTCCAGGGATCCAACGCGGGAAAGGTGGCGGTGATCGGTGCGGACATGAAGTTCACACCCTTCGCATTCAAGGCTGCGGATTCTCAGCTCGTCGAGCAGATGCGGTACTCCGACGAGCAGGTGTGCCAGCCGTTCGGCATTCCCCCGTTCAAGATCGGCATTGGCTCGATTCCCGCTGGGATGAAGGTCGATGACATCAACCAGCTGTACTACTCGGATGCCCTCCAGGCGCACATCGAGGCCATCGAGGAACTGTTGGACGAGGGTCTGGGTATCTCCCGACCGCTGGGCGTAGAGCTTGATCTTGAGCCGCTTCTGCGAATGGATGTCGGCAAGCAGGCTGAGGTGCACAACACGCTGACCGGCGGCGGAATTGAAACTCCCAACGAGGCGCGGTTGGTGTTCAACCTTCCCCCTCTGGAGGGTGGCGATACGGTCTATATGCAGCAGCAGGACTTCCCGCTGGATCAGGTCATGCAGAACAGGATCGCTGCTCCTGCCGAACCGGCCCCTGTCGCTGAGGATCCGGAAGTCGACGAACCTGCTGCTGACGACGAGCTGAGGGCTCTGCAGCAGTCGAACTTCATCTTGATGGCCCTGCGCGCCGCACGGGCCGAGGTATTCCGCAATGACTGATCCCATCGACTTCGGCACGGAGATCGGCGCCTTGATCCGTGAGGCGGTCGCACCCGTCAAGCGAGAGCTGGAGGAGCTGCGCCAGCGCGCTCCGGAGAAGGGTGAGCCCGGAAGGAATGCCGAGCCGGTCGATGTGGATGCACTGGCCGACCTGGTCGTTGCCAAGTTGCTGGACTCGCCACGACTGCTGACGCTCGTGGACGTGGCCACCGCAGACGCAGTGTCCAAGCACTTCGAAGTGAACCCGGTTCAGAACGGCCGCGATGCCGATCCGGCGGTGATTCAGGCGACCGTGAAGGCTGCGGTTGATGCACTTCCGGTCCCGAAAGATGGGCTTGATGCGGAGCCTGTCACTGATCAGCAGCTCGCCGCAGCAGTGGCAAAGCATCTGGCCGCGCACCCGCCGCAGGCCGGTGCCGATGGTGTGGGCCTGGCCGGCGCCATGATCGATCGCAGTGGAGAGCTGGTCATCACTACCACGAAGGGTGAGGCCATCCGTCTTGGTGTCGTGGTTGGTCGGGACGGTGAGGACGGCCAGCATGGTCTCAGCTTCGAAACTGCCTCCGGTGAGTACGACAGCGAGCGCGGGTTCGTCATTACCCTCGGCTCAGGTGAGCGCAGGACCGAGCTGGTTCTGCCGTACATGGTGCACCGAGGTTTCCACCGAGACGGACTCGGCATGAAGGCCGGCCAGTCGGTGACCCATGACGGTGCACTCTGGATCGCAAAGCGCGCGAACGCTTCCCGGCCGTGCCTGGAGAATACCGACGACTGGATTCTGGCCGCCCGAAAGGGGCGCGACGGAAGGGACGGACGGAGCGTGCGGGTTCCGGCCGGGCCTGTGAGCCTAGGAGACGGCGATGGTTGAGTTCGTGACCAAGGCGCAGGCCCAGGAGCAGCTCCGGCTCGATCCTGGCGCCGACGACCTGTGGCTGGCATTTGCCATCCCGGCCGTGAGTGCGGCGGTGGATAGCTGGCTGAAGTCACCGTGGCGCCGCTATGAGATTCAGCGGGATGGGGCCGGCGCGCCGATCATCGGTGCTGACGGGATCCCCGTCCCGGTTGTGGACGAGGAAGGGGAACCGGTGCTCGCTTCACAGGTGGTGCTGGCCACGCTGGTGGAGCTGGCAAGCCACTACCGGTTCCGGGAGGGCGAGGGCGACAACACGGTGCCCGCCGATGCCGGGCATGGGTATGTCCTTTCTCGCGCCGCAACGGCCCTCCTGGCGCCGCTACGGCGCTCCACGGTGGCGTGAGTGGCCTGCTCCGGCTGCGCGCGCCGGCGCGCTTGGCTCATGAAATGGATGCGAGAAGCGAATGAACGAGCAAAGCGAATTGCTGGCCGCCCTGCGCGCTCAGACCGAGGCGACGCACCAGCTGGTGGCGGCGCTGCAGGAAAAGACCAACGCCGACCAGGAGAACGCCAAGGCGGTTAACCGGCTGGTGGATTACCTCTGCGACAGCGAGGGCGGCGAGGCGGAGCCGGCCGGCTCCCGCAACTACCTGAGCGGGAAGCCGCGATGATCGCCGCCGGCCGTCTGCGCCATCGCGTACAGCTGCAGCGCCAGGTGCACGGCCAGGCGCCGGAGACCGGCGTGCAGACCGTCAGCTGGGAACCTCTGGCCGATCTATGGGCCGAGGTGGTCGCGTTGTCGGCACGAGAACTGGTGGCAGCGAAGGCGCTGAACAGCGAGGTGACCATGCGGGTGACCATCCGCCAGCGCGACGACGTGACCGACAAGTGCCGGGTGATCCACCGGGGCAAGATCCTGAACATCCATGGCGTGCTGCCCGATCCGGTCAGCGGGCTGGAATACCTCACGCTACCCTGCAGCGAGGGTGTCAACGATGGCTGACGGCATCCGATTCGACGTGAGCGGTCTGGACGGCATCCGCAACAAGATGGCGCAGGTGAAGCGCGAGGTGAACTACAAGGGTGGCCGGGCCGCCCTGCGCAGGGCAGCCAACGTGCTGCGCGACCAGGCGCAGAGCAACGCCCGCCGGGTGGATGACCACGAAACCGAGACCGCCATCTGGAAGAACGTCGCGGTGCGCTGGAACGGACGTGCATTCAAGCAGGATGGTGTGCTGGCCTTCCGCGTTGGTGTGCTGGGCGGTGCCCAGGCCGGTCGCGCTGCGCAGCTCGGAACCAGCAACCCGGGCGGAATCACTTGGTACTGGCGTCTGCTGGAGTTCGGCACGTCGAAGATGGCCGCCCAGCCGATCTTCCGGCCCGTGCCGGACCAGGCCGGCCAGAAGGCCGTCGACGTGTTCGCGCGCAGCTTCAACCAGGCGCTGGACCGCGTGCTGGCAAAACAGGGGGCTGCATGATCGCCCCGATCTTCCAGCTGTGCCTGGCCTCGCAGTCGGTCCTGCAGGCCTTCGGTGCCAATCCCACCCGCGTCTACCCGTTCGGCCTGATCGAGAAGCCGCCAGCGCTGCCCTACGCGGTCTGGCAGACAGTGTCGGGCATGCCCGAGAACTACTTGGCCCAGAGGCCCGACGTTGACGCGCTGACTACGCAGATCGACGTCTATGCGAAGGACGAGGCATCGCTGATCCAGGGTGCGAAGGCCCTGCGTGATGCCTTCGAACCCCGTGGGTACATCACCCGCTGGGGAGGACAGATGCTCGACCCCGAAACGAAGCTGCTGCGCCTGTCGTTCGATGTGGACTGGCTGGTCCCCCGGTAACGCCCGCTACAACCCCACCCACGCCCCGCACTGCGGGGTTTTTTAATGCCCGCAGGAGAAACGATGAGCATCCTGACCCAAGGAACCCAGCTGTATGGCCTGATCAACGGCGTTGTCCGCGAGATCGAGTGCATCACGGCCTTCAACCCCGGCACCGCGCCGGCGGACCAGATCGACGACACCTGCCTGTCCGAGACCAACACGCGCACCTACAAGAAAGGCCTGCGCACACCGGGCCAGGCGTCGGTGACCATCAACGCCGACCCCAAGAACGAGAGCCACTACCTGTTCTGGCAGCTGGCCGAGCAGGTGGACGGCGGCGAGCCGATCCAGTGGGCCATCGGCTGGTCCGACGGCGTGGACATCGAGCCCACCGTGCAGCAGGTGGGCAGCCTGTCGAACATCGAGGTGACCAACGGCGGCACCGGCTACACGTCGGCCCCCACTGTTAGCATCACGGGCGGCGGTGGCACTGGCGCCACGGCCACGGCCATCGTCGATTCCGGCTCGGTGATCGGCGTCAACATCACCAACCCCGGCACGGGCTACACCAGCCCGCCCACCGTCGCCTTCAGTGGCGGTTCTGGCACCGGTGCGGCCGCGACGGCCGAGCGCTCCACCGTCTCCGAGCTGGTCCTGCCGGAGACCCGCACCTGGTACACCTTCCAGGCGTACGTCAGCGACTTCCCTTTCGATTTCCAGGGCAACACCGTCGTCACCACCGCAGCGACCATGCAGCGCAGCGGCCCGGGCGTCTGGGTGCGTAAGGCGGATACGCCGTGAGCCGGGCTGCCAAGAAGACGGCCACCGCGCGGGCGGTGAGCCTGAGCGTGGCCGGCCTGCAGAAGGCCGGCGCGTTTACCGGCCGTCCGGTGGAGAAGGAGATCCGCTGGAAGCAGGGCGACGAGGAGCTGACCGCCACGGTCTACGTGCGGCCGCTGGGCTTCCAGACGGCGGTGTCCGACGTGCTCTCGGCCACGAACAAGCACGACGGCGTGGCCGGCCGCATCGCGGCCAGCATCTGCGACGAGAGCGGCAAGGCCGTGTTCACCGTCGCGGATATCACCGGCGAGGCCGACCCGGAGCGCGGTGCCTTGGATGGCAACCTGTCCGTGGCGCTGCTGATGGCCATCGGCGAGGTGAACAACCTGGGAAAAGCTACGAGCTGACCCCGGAGGATGAGCTGTGGTGCGAGCTGGTCCTGAACGGGATTGGAGGCCGCAGCATCGCCGAGGCAAAGGAGTGCCTCGGCATCCGGGAGTTCCAGCTCTGGAGCCTGTACCGCGCCCGGCGCGGCAGTTTGAACCTGGGCGGCCGGCTGGATGCCGCTGCAGGGATGCTGGCCGCGCTGTTCGCCAACTCGAACCGCAAGCCAGGCAGCGCCCAGTTCAAGGCCGCCGACTTCATGCCCTACGTGGATGCCGAGCCCATCAGCCTCGAGGAGGCGATGAAGCAGTGGTAGCCGGCGCGTGTGGCGCGCATCAACCCGGCTGGCCACCGGCCAGCCCCTGCAGCAGAGAGAGCTATGTCCCGGTCCCTTGGTACGCTGACCATCGACGTTATCGCCGAGGTCGGCGGCTTCGCGTCCGGCCTGGACAAGTCTGAGCGCCGGGCGGAGAAGTGGCGCAAGAAGGTCGAGGCAGAGGCGAAGCTGGCCGGTCTGGCGCTCGCCGCTGGCATGACCGCAGCGCTTGCCGGGCTTTCAACGGTTGGGCTGTTGATCGCTCGGAACACGATGAGTGCGGAGCGCGAGGTTGCGCAGCTCGATGCAATCATCCGGTCAACTGGCGGGGCCGCCGGGTACACCAGGCAGCAGCTGCTGGACATGGCCGATACGCTGGCCAGCAAGTCCACGTTCAGTGGTGGGGAGATCGTCGAGGCACAGACGCGCCTGCTTTCCTACTCGGGCATTCTGGCCTCCAATATCCCCCGCGCCATGCAGGCGGTCATCGACCAGTCGGCGCGCCTTGGCATCAGCGTCAGCCAGTCGGCGGAGACCATCGGCCGCGCGCTGGAATCGCCCAGCAAGGCGGCCGCCGCGCTCGCCCAGCAGGGCTTCGGTGCCGCCTTCACGAAGGAAGTGCGCGGTACGATCGACGAGCTGGTCAGGGCCGGCAAGGAAGGCGAGGCCCAGGTGATGATCCTGGAGATCCTTGAGGAGTCGTACGCTGGTGCCGCACTGGCGGCACGGGACACCTTCGGTGGTTCGCTGACGGCACTTCGCCACACCATCGACGATCTCACCACTGGTCGTGATGGAAGCCTGGCAGGCGCCACCGCTGCAATCAATTCCTTCATCGACACCCTCAACGACCCTCTGGTCAGGGAGGGGTTCGACGCGATGATTGCAGGCCTCGGATCGATCCTGACGGACTTCGCCACCTATCTGAAGGACGGCACCGAGGTCCGAAACCTCACTGCGTCGATCGCAGACAGCTTCCGGCAGATCAGTGACCTCGGTGGCATCTTCAGCGGGACGATCGAAGGCCTGGACCGTGTCCGAGGCGGCCTGGTGGCAATCGAAAAGCAGGGCAACGCGGTATTGAAGCTCGCAACCGGCCAGTACAGCGGCCTGTTCGGCTCGCAGGGCGGTGGATGGAGCCAGTTCGCAAAGGACTATCAGGCCGGGACTCAGTTCGCCGACCGCGGCTGGGCCGCTATGCAGCCGCGGCCTACGCCCACTGTGAGGCTGATTGAAGCCAGCTTGCCACCTTCGGGAGTGACGGGAGATCCGGCTGCCCGGGCAGCAGCGGCATCGGCCGCAGCAGCCGCCGCTGATGCGGAGAATGCCAAGAAGCGTTTGGCCGGCCAGCAGCAACTGGAACGCGCGTATGAGGCCGCTTCGCTGCAGCTGAAACGGCAGATCGAGCTGTTCGACACGAGCGCAGATCGGTCTGGGCGCGCCACCGAGTTGCAGAGGCTTAACTTCGACATTGCGCACGGAGCCTTGAAAGGTCTCAATGCCAGCAAGCAGGAGTCGCTTCGCCTTGACGCCCGAAATCTGGATCTTCTGCAGGAGCAGAAGACGGCCAACGAGGCGGCTGCGAAGGCCACTGAGGCATTCGTCAAGCTAAGGGACGAGCTCAACAAGAAGGACGCGCTGGGTGTGGACCTGGCTCGGGAACGCCTGAAGGTGCTGCAGGCTGCCGCAGCCGTGGGGGCTGCGAACGACCCCGAGTTCGCGAAGGTCGCCGGAAAAGCAATCGAGCAGGTTGGAAGCGCTGCGGGCAGCGAGTATCGGGGACCAGATGCGCTGTACGGTGGCGCCAGCGGCGAGTTCTCCAAGATCGACAAGGCGGTCGAGGAGGAGAACAAGCGCTACGCCGCGCAGCTGCAGGCACTTGAGGAGTACCGGCAGGCGCGCGCTGATCTGACTGAAGAGTGGGACAGCCAGGAGGCAGCGCTTTCCGCCAAGCATCAGTCCAGGCTGGACGAGCTGGACAAGGCAAGGTGGCAGGTCGGGCTGACCGCGGCAGAACAGGGACTGGCCGGTGTCGCCGGCGTGATGCGCGCTGGGTTCGGTGAGCAGTCCGGGATTTACAGGGCCGCGTTCGCGATCAGCAAAGCCTTTTCGGTTGCAAAGGCCGCACTGGCTGCCAAGGACGCGGTCAGCTCCGCGCTTTCCAGTGGTTTGCCATTCCCAGCCAACCTGGCCGCCATGGCTGCGGCCGCTGCAGCGGTGGCGAACCTGGTTGGCGAGGTCTCTGCGGTAGGCATGGCCCACGACGGCATCGACAGCGTTCCTGAAACGGGCACTTGGCTGCTGCAGAAGGGCGAGCGCGTGACCACGGCGGCAACCAGCGCAAAGCTGGATGCCACGCTTGATCGCGTGTCCAAGGATGTGGCACCCGCTGCCCCGCTTACGTACGCCCCAGTGGTGAACGTCAACGGGAATCCAGATGAGCGGACCATTCAGCTTATGAAGTCCGAGATTCGCTCCGCGATCAATAGCAACAACCTCAAACAGGCAGGGGATGTTGCCGCTGGCCGCGGGCCTATGTCCAAGGCATACGCGGCTGGATGGGGCGCAAAGAGACGCGTGCGCTAGTGAACAGACGTGTCAGCTGCTTCATCCATAGCGCTTGCTGTCACTTCCGTCGTTGATAGGACTGAATCGATCTGGGAGGAGAAAGCCTTGGCTATCACGTCGAGAAACTCCTTGGGTAGATCGGGATATCTCTCGGAAAGGCCGGAAGGCCAGTCGGATTTCAGCTGAAGAAGGATTGACCGAAGGACCGCCAGCTTTTCCTCGCTGTCTTTAGTGGCCATCGCCAGGGCTATGGAGATGAGCATCGAATTCGCGTGTCGCTCCCCGATAAGGGACAGCCTGAAAAGGTCGTTTTCATTCATGGTTCTATATTCCTGGGGACAGTAAGTGGCTACGTTGATTATGCAGCCGTCTTGGCTACCCGAACCACTCAGGGAAGGGTACGGCCTGCGGCACATTTCGCCCCTGAAGCGCGCAACGTTCGTGAGTGGACGTTCTCTGCCTCGTCGGGCCTACACCGCCACGCCGAGCCAGACCGAGGTGCGCTGGCTGCTTGACGACCAGCAGGCGGCGCTGTTCGAGAAATGGTTCCAAGAGCAGCTGATTGATGGCGTCGCGTGGTTTGCGTGCCGCCTGCGTAGCCCGTTGGGCATGGACTACTACAAGGCCCGATTTATCGACATCTACGATGGGCCGACCCTAACCCAGGGAAACCTGTGGCTCTACATAGCGCCGCTGGAACTCTACAAACGCCCCCTGCTGGCCGATGGGTGGTCGGAGTATCCGGAAGGATTCCTCCAAGCCAACGTGATCGACTTGGCGGCGAACAGGGAGTGGCCTGAGCCATGAGCATTCTTGAACGTCTTTACGCCTCCGGTGGCAGCGAGATCGAGCATGACACGCTGGCCATCACCGTGGGCAGTGAGACCCACTACCTCACCAGGGGCTGGGAGGATCTGCAGGCGGTTCTGGAAACCGGCGAGCAAGTCAACTTCAAGGCATGCGGCATGGACGTGGCCAAGCCTGCGCGTAACGCGGACGGTATACAGGATCTCAACTTTGCCCTTACCAACATCGACGGCCTGGTGAGCACCAAGATCCGCGCCGCGCTGGCCGCCCGCCAAGAGATGACCGTGACCCTGCGGGTGTACCTCAGCAGCGATCTTCTGGCGCCGATCAAGCGCCCTCTCTCGATGGTCATCAAGGGCGGGCAGTGGTCGGCTACCGAGGTCCAGATCACGGCCGGCTTCATGAACATCCTCGACACGGCCTGGCCGCGCGACCGCTTCAATCTCTCCAAGCACCCCGGGCTGCGCTACATCTCATGAAGATCAAACTGGAAAAGTACCTGGACGTCGTCTGGGTCAGCGGCGGCCGCGTGTTCCCCGAGCTGGACTGCTACGGCGTGGTCAATGAGGTCCGCCGCGACTTGGGCCTGCCGGCCTGGGACGAGCATCCGGGTGCGACCCGGGAGGATCTGCCGGAGCTGGCCCAGCAGGCGGCGCTGCAGCACGCCGGCAGCGATCTGGTGGAGGGTGCAGTGGCCTTCTGCTACGAGGGCAGCATGGTCACGCATGTGGCGGTTCTGGTGGAGGTCGACGGGCGCATGTGCACTCTGGAGTGCAACGACGGCCGCAACGTGACAGTGCTGCCGGTCGCGCGCTTTGAGCGCCGGTTCAATCGGGTGGAGTACTACGCGTGATCCGGGTGTTCCCATCGCGCATGCCCGGCGAGGCGCTGGAGACGCATCAGCACGGCCGGACCACTGTGGACGGCTGGCTGCGGTCCAATGTGCGCGGCTACACCGGCCAGGGCGAACAGCCGATCGAGCTGGACGTGGATGGCCTGGTCGTGCCGTCGGAGACATGGGTCCACACGTGGATCGATGCGGACACCGATGTGCGCATCTACCCGGTCCCGCACTACGAGGGTGCTGCCGCGGTGGTGTACTGGGTGATCGTGGCCGTCGTGGCCGCCTATGCCATCTACATGGCGTCGAACCTGCCTTCTGGAAGCCGGTACGGGCAAGGCGACACCCTCAGCCTGGACACGGCGCGGGCGAACTCGGCTCGCCTGGGCAGCCCCGTGCGCGAGGTGCTGGGCCGTTGCCGCGTGTGGGCCGACTACCTGGTGCAGCCGGTGTCCCGGTTCGTGGGCGGTAAGACCTACCGAACCCAGATGTTCGTCTGCGTTGGCAAAGGCCGGCACGTCATCCCGCTGGGTTCCGCGCGGCTAGGCAACACGCCCATCAGCTCCTTCGGTAGCGACGTGGATATCACGATCTATCCGCCCGGGGCAGATGTGGGCGGGGACGTGCGCTCCGAAAACTGGGCGAACTCCACCGAGGTGGGCGCAACAGCCTCCGGCACGGCCGGCCTGGACCTGAGCGACACGGCGGATGTGTCCACCGGCATCAATGCGGACTCGGTGACCGTGTCGGGGAACGTGTTCACCCTCAACAACGCGACCATCACCGGCGCCGACGGCAAGGAGCGGCCGGCCACGTCGCTGCCGCTAAGCTGGGTGGTTGGGGCCGTGCTGACGCTGAAGGTGGCCGCGACCTACACCGCGACCACCAGCGGGCTGTACTCGATCATCGCCGGCAGCGCGGTAGCTGAGCTGGCCCCCTACGTGGGCATGCCGGTGCTGCTGACCTACAACGGTGCGGATTACGCGCTGTTCGTGGCCAGCTACACCGCTGGTTCCCCTGCGGTTCCTGGCGTGGGCGGCAGCCCGGCCAAGCTGGTCGGCTCGGCCGCGGCGAGCAACTTCGATTTCAGCAGTTCACCGGTCACCTTCGGCATCAGCTGGCGCGGGACCACCTACAGCGTGGCGCTGGTGGCGAACTACATCACGATCGGCGTGCTGCTGACCGCCATCAATGATCAGCTGGTGGACAGCGGCCTGGTGGCAACGCAGTCAGGCGGGGTAGTGACCATCGCCGAGGCGGAGAGCCCCTACGCCGGCGGAAACATCACCTACAGCGGCCTGCCGGCCAGTGTGTTCGGCAGTAGCCCGACGACCACGGCCGGTGTGGCCACGACCGGCGGCACGCCGGCAACGCAGCCGCGGTTGACGCTGGCCTATGACAGCCCGACCGGAACGGCCTTCGGTGGTCTTCCTCCGGGCTCCATCTCGCTTGCCATGTCGCGCGGCCAGAGCGAGTACCGCATCGCGTCCAAGTCCGGGTTCACGCTGACGGTTCAGCGGCTGACCGAGGCTGGCGTGGTGGATACCAGCTGGCCGGGTTGGACCAGCCGGACAGCCACCGACTACCGGGCGACCGGGTTCCAGGAGGGCGAGGAGTGGCTGGGGCCGTTCCTGGTGTGCCCAAGCGGCGAGACCACAGATGCGTTCGAGTACGACTTCAACTTCCCGGGCGGCCTGATCTGGTATACGGACAAGGGCAATAAGCGCACCTTCACGGTGACCGTGCGCGTGGCCTACCGCGTGTTCGGCTCGGGCGATGCCTGGTCCGTGCGCACCCACACCTACACGGCCACCTCCGAGGACGCGCTGGGCTTCACCGAGCGGATCACGCTACCCACTCCGGGGCAGATCGAGGTGCGAGTGCGGCGGGTGACCGAGCGCGGCGGCAACTCGGCGCGGGACGCCTGCTTCTGGCAGGGCCTGCGTGCGCGCCTGCCGCAGCGGCCCACCCGCTACGACGACCTGACCACTATCGGCCTGACGGTGACCACGGGCACGAAGCTGGCCGCCCAGACCGACCGGCGGTTCAACGTGGAGGCCACGCGCCTGTACGACGACGGCGCCGCGCGCAGCATCAGCGGCGCGATGATCCACGTCATGCGCTCGCTGGGCCTTCCTTTCGACCAGATCGACACGGAGACGCTGCAGCACCTGGAGGACACCTACTGGACGCCGCGCGGTGAGTTCTTCGACTTCAGCGCGGAGAAGTCCGGCACCAGCGCACTGGACCTGCTGCAGATGGCCGCCCAGGCAGGCATGGGCTACTTCCTGCTGATCGATTCCATGTGCTCGGCTGGCAGGGAAGGGGTGAAGGCCTGGCGCGGTGGCATCTCACCGCAGCGACAGCTGGAGCCGCTGAGCACGTCCTTCGTCTCACCCGGCCCGGACGACTACGACGGCGTGGACGTGACCTACATCGACGAGGTGACGTGGGCGGCCGAGACCGTGGAGTGCCGGCTGCCAGGCGTGACCGAGCCGTGGAGGGTGGAGACCTACGAGCTGCAGGGCGTCGGCACACGCGATCGCGCGTACCGCATCGGCATGCGCCGCCTGATGAAGCACCAGGGCCAGCGCCTGACCTACAAGACCAAGACCGAGATGATGGGGCTGGTCTACCAGTACGGCGACCGGGTGAAGCTGTTCGACGACATTCCCGGCTCCAGCACCACCAGCACCATGATCGAGTCGGCGCGGCTGGACGGCACGCAGCTGCTGATCGAGGTGGGCGAGTACCTGGACTGGAGCCTGCCGGCGCCGCGGTGCCTGGTGCGGTTCCAGGACGGAACGCTGTCGAACGTGATCGTGCCCACGCGGGTAGACGACCACCGGCTGACCATCGCGGCCTCGGCGCTGCCGGGCGAGCACGCCTTCAACACCTGGATCATGGACGACCCGACGATTGACCCGCCGGAGCTGATCTTCTGCGACAGCACGCGCGCTGGGTATGACGCCGTGCTGGCCGACCTCACGCCAGGCGAAGACGGCTCGGTCGAGCTGACCGCCCTGCAGTACGACCCCGCCTTCTACCAATACGACGACGCCAACGCGCCGTAGCATCACTGGAGACGCTGCACCATGACGACCTTCAACACCCGGAACCGGCTGGGTTCGAACTCGCCCAAAGATCTGTATGACAACGCCGAGAATCTCGACAACGGGATCAACGGAACGGCCAAGACGTGGACGGACCGGCTGGGCGTGGAGCGAAAAAGCTGGAACGGGATCGAGACTGACTTCCAGCAGTTCTTAGCCGATGGCAGCACCATAGAGTTCCCGACCTGGGCAGCGGCAAGCGCTGCAGCCGGTGCAGGGCAGATCCCGGTCAATCGTCAGGTGGCGGTGATCGGCGACTCGGGCACCCACACCGACCCGGTGTCAGGGCTGACGGTGTCGAACAGCGGTCGCTTCGTGATGGTCGGCGCTGGCCTCCAGTTCCGCAGCCCGGATGTACTCAGCCAGAAGGCAAACCAGTCGGAGGTCAACACGAAGGCATCGAACACTACCGTCTCGCAGAAGGTCGACGCGGTGATGGTGCCCTTCGACCAGTTCAGCCTGTTCCTGGCTGACGATGACCTGGTTCCCATCGGTGCGATCGACCCTGCAACGGGTGTGCCGCTGGCTGCCTTCCGTGTCTCGACCGGCGAGCTTCTGGCATGGTTCGCACCGGACAACCCGAGCATCAACAGCATCGCGCTGAACAACCTGGCAAGGGCAGTTCCAGACACCGCGCGCCTGTTCACCATCGATGGGGACATCGTCCCGTTGCTGGCTACGCGCGATCCGAGCGATGGGCAAATCTACCCGCTGGTCTACTACAGCATCAGCGAGGACCGGCTCTACCCGGGCGGTGGCGGCCAAGGTTCAACCGCAGACGATGACGATGTCGCCTACATCGATGCTGGCGCTCTGCGCAGTGTGGGCGGCTTGGGTGACCGTGTTGTGGACGCAGATCCATCGCGGACGTGGGTCCAGGTGCAGACGGAGGGAGGCGCTGGCAAGGGCGTGTACCGGGATCCGGAAGGTTTGGCGCACGCAGTTCGTATTGCGCTCGGTTCTGCGAATCGTTATCCGGTGGATGTGGTTCGCGGCATCTCAGGAGCTGGCCAGTCCAACGCGGCGGGCCAGGCCGGCTCAAGCCGCTCGATCGTGTACGGGGAGTTCTACGAGGCACCGACCAAGCTGCTGATGCCAGCGACGGCGGCCGACAACGTCTGGATGGGAACGCCCACGCAGGGCGGCCTCTCTACTGAGCTGGTCCCTTCCTCGATCACAGGCCTCGCGAGGCTGCGTAGCGTCATCGCCTCGACCAACCAGCACGGCACTGTGGCAGAAGAAGCCGCAGGGCGTAGTTACGTTCGTCGTGCGGCTGCGGAGTTGAACGGCTGGGCGCCTGCGGTGGTGGTCTGGACAAACGGTGAAGGCGGGCAGTCGATCCAGAACATGATGCCCGGGGCGCCGGCCGGCTATTTCTACTTCGCGAACGTCATCGCCACCGTCACCCGGATCACCCAGATCCTTGCGGCGCAGGGGAATCGGTTCGCGCACGCGTGGCTGAACATGGCACAGATGGAGAGCAACGCCGGCGACAGTCTGATTGGCGACAAGCACTACAGCCTGCTCCAGGCACATCAAGCCGCCATCTACCCCATCACCGGCCAGACCATCCCGCTGCGCATGATGACCAGCCAGATGAGCAGCTTCATCGGTGGTTCGCAGGCACCGCGCTCGGTGTTGGAGAAAGCTCTGGCTATCGAACAGAAGTGGGGGGACTTCTGGTGCCTCGGCCCGACCTACTGTTACCCCTTCCACAGCGACTTCCTCCACAACACCAGCGTTGGCCAGGCGATGCGCGGGGAGTTCTTTGATCGCGCCGTCGAAGTTATGGAAAGGACGGGGTACTGGCGTCCGCTGCACATGGTTTCCGCTACCAGGCTCAGCTCCACCCAGATCCAAGTGCAGTTGAGCGAGGCTGCGGTTCGAGATGCCAACTGGGCCGTGGCTGACATCGCGAACGCCGGCATCACCGTCGACGTGGGGACTGTGGATTCAGTCGCCGTCAGCGGCAGCCAGATCACTATCACCGTGGCCGATACCGCTGCAGTCACCCAGGTTGGCGCGGCGGTTGTTGGACACACGACCGGCGTGCCACGCGAGGCAGCCACCGTCCCGCGTTCCACCATCCGGAGCGTCGCATCCATCGGGCAGTGGAGCCCGGAATGCGGCGGTCGGCAGATGCACAAAGCGCTGTGTCACCAGCTCATTTCAATTGGAGGTTGATCCATGGTCCAGATCCTGCTGCCCACGCTTGATGGCATCCCGCGCCGCGCCGGCGTGCCCCCGCTCAATCCATCCAAGCTTCAGCCGGTCTACCCGATCCGGGGGGAAGACGCGGCGCTGGATCACTTCCTGTTCGGCGGGAATTCCGACTCCCTGTTCGGCCTGAAGGGCGCTGCCTCCTTCACGCCTGTGTCGGCCAGTCCCGTCTACCAGAGCAACTACCTCACCACCGTGGATGGCGTGCTGAACGGCTTGGCCAGCACCATCGCAGAGTCTCCCGCATTCACCGTTTGCATGGTGGTCCGCTACGAGATCCAGAACGGCAAGGCCGTGCTGTACGTCGGTACGACCCAAGCAGGCAACGGCGACGCCAAAGGTTGGGGGCTGCTGCGTGGTCCAACCTCGGACACGATCCAGCAGCTCCTGCGCCCGAACGGGTCAGCCACGGCGATGCCGGCCAGCAACATTCCCGATGCACTGGGGGAGTGGATCTTCCTCTGCATGCAGGTGGACAGTGTCGCCAAAACCTGGCGCTGCTGGGTGGGCGGAGCCACCGCCGTCTCTGGCTCGATGGCCAGCGCGTACGCACCATCGGCGCGCGGGCTCGGCATCGGCAATGCGTACTACGCGCCGCCGACCGGGACTCTCTACGACCGAGGGGTGTCGGTCGCTGAGCTGATCGCCTTCGATCACATCGTTACGCCGGAGGATCTCGCCGCCATCTACGCACGGTCCAAGAATGTGCGCATGGCTGATCGCGGGATCACGGTCTTCTAGGATGGCCCCACGGCGAGAGACAACAACGGATCGTTCAGCGTTTTCACGTTGCGCTAACTGCGCTGCCGCGATGTTCAATGCCGGCGAACAGGGGACTGCCGCACGTTCAGTAGCTGGACGTGCTGCAGGGCTGTCGACCCCCATATGTCAGATCTGGTATTCGCCATGAATCTTCTAGTGTCTCTCGCCTTCGCGGTGTTGTTCGGAGCAGCTGTCGTTGGGCTGCTGCACAGCGCGGTCGCGTTGTTCAAATCCTCGAAGTGCCAAGCCAGGTTGCGGAAGGGAAGGGCAGATTGATGCGCTCCTTCCGTTACGCCTATCAGAAGGCACGCAGCTGGCACGGGTCGGTTCCAGCGTCGATCGTTGCAGGAATCAGGTACTCCCTGACTGGTGACAGCGGCTACTTCAAGTCGCACGGTGGCTGGAGGATGCCCCGTCTGCATCGAGGATCTGACGTCGAAGAGTGATGGTGCTCAGGCGACAGGCGTCAGCGGCTGCTCAACGTTGTTTCTCGGCGTGTTCACCGCGCGGCTGACGCGGTAGGCCTCTATGTCGGCGGCTCGCTGGCCAAAAGCATGGCCCTGACTCCTCCACGCCGCCGGCCATTCAGTCATCGATCTGGCCGGTCGGCAACCGTACCGTGATGCCGGTTCAATGAACTGTTCGGGGCGCAGGTCTCTGTTTCACGGCGCGATGACGCCCTTTATTCAGCCCGGTGCTAGCCTCACCCGCTGGGGGGACTGACAGGGAGATTATCCGATGCCGATCAGGGCTGTGGTGTACGCGAGCGAGGCCGGACCCCAGGTGGCCGACAGCGGATCAGGCCTGCCAAGCGCGAAGCTTGAGGAACTGGTAAACGACGCGGCGCGTTTCAACAGGGATGCCGGGGTGACGGGTGTTCTGCTGTTTGATGGAACAAGGTTCTTGCAGTACCTGGAAGGTCCGGAAGATGGGTTGGCTGTCGCCTACTCACGAGTGCTGGGGTCGCAGAGCCATAGTGGGATAGTCGAGCTTCAACGCGGCCGCGTTGGACAGCGGCGGCTGCCATTCTGGCCGATGCGCTGGCTGCCGGTGGAGCGCCAGGAATTATCCAGCGTTGCCCATGCAGATTGGACCCGGTTCAACATGCGAGGCGATGCTGAGGCGATGAATGCTACAGCGATGGACCGTTTGATCAACTTGGCCCAGGTCCGTGCAGCCACGCCGGTTATCGCTCGGGATGCGCCGCCGCTTCGATCTGCTCTGTGAGCAGGGCTAGCCCTTGGCGCATTGCTGCGGCAGATAGGGCGGAATCTTCGAGGTGATTGTCAAATATCCTTGGGACTATGCCCTCCCATACCCTCGTCAATGACGCCGGATCTGGGTGGCTGATGATGAGCGCGCGGACGCAGTACTCCATCGCTTTGAGGTAGCCCCGATGGGCCTCCAGCTCTGTCGTGCAGTTATCAAGGCGATGCAAAAGCTCGGAAGTGGTGGGCATGGGGCGCTCGTAGACAGCTCGCTGAATGAGAGTGATAGTTGGGGCATTCCATATGGCCCCAGGCAATGAGCATCCTCAACGTTCTGCTGTCGCCAGATCAACTATTGGTTGCTGTAGATACCTTGGCTGAGGACTCGCGGACTGGCGCCAAGTCGGCCGGCGCGAAACTGCTTCTGATCCCTCAGCACAACCTAGTGCTGGCCAGCCGCGGTAGCGCTCAGTTCTTCCTGCGGATCTACGAACTGGCCCTGCAAGCAAGCTTCCGCGCGGACTTCACCATGGAGCAGCTCGGTAGGGAGCTAGGGCTGGTGATTGACCAGCTGTGGCCAGCGTACGAGAAGGCCGCGCTGGAGGCCGGGATTGCACCGTCCGCTATAGGGACCGAGCTCGTGCTGGGCGGGTGGTCGCCGCAGGCGAACCGTATGGTGGCCACGGCATATGCCAAAAGCGTCAGCGGAGAGCCCGCTCGACTGCAGCCGCTGGAGGGTGGCCTGGCCTCCCCTGGGGAGCCATTGAGAGGCAGACCGGATAGCTTCGAGCTGGAGGCGGTGCTGGAGGCTGGCCGAATTCAGGCGTCTTGGCTGAACAACATCAGCAGGCGCCAAGTCGCAGGCGGCCGCCTTCTGTGTTTAAGCTTGAGCCGATTGAGAGCGAATTTGACCGACCTAGGAGCGATATAGATCATCTGGATCGATTCCAGCCGATCTCAGCATTCGATCGCGCCTAACCTGCTGCGTCCACTCTGCGTAGAGGGTTTCATGATTGACATGCGCAATACCTTGGCAAAATGAACATGTCAGCTCAAGTCCAGCAGAGACTTTCGAAAAGCCCATCCGTGATGTAAGTCGACACTCCTTGTCACACGTCCCGCATCTGAACTGTATTGCCTGAATGTTGTCAAGCATGCCGTTCGGCTGCAGCGAAGCTCGGATCCTCAGGATCCGAAATGAGCTAGGGGTAAGCATGTGTCTAGCCAGCTGGGGCCGGACACAGACGCAAACGATTTCGCGCCCGAGAAGAGCCAAGGAACTGGATTTTACCCTGATCCAAGTGTGCTTCGCATGATGGGTGACTCTACGGAGGCAATTGGCTCGGAAAAGCACTCACGCAGAAATGATTGCCCAGCAGCCACTGGCGATCTCTTCCGCACCCGGGTCGCCGCGCAAACTGGAGCGTCGCTGCAGGTGCTCCTTCAACTCCAGTAGCCAGGCAGGCCGATCACCATGAGGGTTCCTCACGTAGATGTCACATGCCAAACGAATTATGGGAGCAACCTCATGGCGAAAGTTCAACGCAGGGAGGGAACCCGCGTTGAAGGCCAACTCCCAGTGGGCTAGCTCTCTTTCGATGTCGACATAGTCTTTGTTGCGGCGGCTTTCCATGGCAGTTCTCCTTTAGAAGCTTGAACTCTACTCCCTCGATGGTGCAGCCGTTTGCGGCACCGTTCATAAAGCGAGGCTAGCGCCACACTTAGGTAACAGTGAGTAGAGGAGTGTTTGCAGGGCAGCATCAGCTGCAGTGGAGTGACGCATGAACAACATCGAGAAAGGCCAAGCAGCAAACGACACCAACGATGCAAAGCGCGCTGGCCAGCAAGGGCAGCAGGGCCAGGTCGATGGCGAAGAGCTCGGCGGCGCCCCTGGTGGAAAGGGCGAGAAGGACCCGCAGAAGCAGCAGCAAAGCAGCCAGGATGGCGGCCAACAGGGAAGTGGTAAGGAAAAGCTGGGTGAGCAGCAGGACGCTCGTCGATAGGGCACAACGAGAAGCCGCGCCTTGCGCGGCTTTCTTTTTAGCCGGCAGGAGCTAGGATCAATGGCTTTGCACGAGCAAGCGGTAGGCTTAATGACCAAAATCATGTACCAGTCGCGGCCTGCTGGTACGACGACTATGGGTCCATGCCGATCCTGCCACTCTCCAAGTCCGGGAGGAATGGAGTGTGCTCGCTGCCTAACGGAAGAATTGGGAAGAATCATAAAGAACCGCGGGGCCGCGACCCGCTGGCTTGATTCTTTCCTAAAGGTCCAGCAAGACGAGGCTCAGGTATTTCTGTGCGCTAGCCGCGCCAATCCTGATCCATGCGCCTGAGATCTCGAGAGTATTGGATCGAGCATGAGCTTTCACATCAGCATTTACGACAGGAACGGCAGAGGCCTGCGGCTTCCCGAGGGCTGGTGGATTGATCTATCGCGTGAGTGCCCTGCGCTGGTCAGGCGATCGACACGAATTGATCTACCAATGTCTTCAGTTGACGAGCATCCCAGAATAGACCCCGTCGTCCTGATGGATCTTCATCGTCGTATAGAAGGTGCCCAATGGCTGACCTAGAAAAATACGACCCTGTATGCGTGCGCTGGCTCAGCTTTCGCCTGCGAAACGGACAGTCGATCGGTCCTGAAAAATTGAAGGCTGTATGGTCAGATGCTGCCGAGACCAACAGCTGCAGTGTCCGCAGAGAGCACGGCCCTGACGGTCATGTTGTCTATGTGCTGTATGCGTCACGTGGTCTTCCGATGCCGCGAAGGGCAGAAATGCGTTTGCGGTCAATGCTCGAAGACGCTGGATATGCGTTCACCATGGGGGCAATTGCCGGCCGACATCCGGTCGGTGGGTAAGGGTCCCTTCGCGGTCCTGAATCGGCGAAGGGTCATCTCAGGCTGTGCGACGGCGAAGCGTAAGCTGCTTGGCATGCTCCCTTCGCTCGGCTACCAAGGCTTCCGAACCGCTCCTATCCCTGCCGGGTGGGTGCAGATGGGCGAGCGGTGGGCACTGTGGTGGAACGGCCGAGAGGTGGCCAGCCTCACCCCTGATCGTGCGGGCGGCCTGCGCATGACGCTCAATGCGCTGAAGATGTGGCAGACCAAGAGCGCGAGGGTGGTCAGCCTGCGCCAAGGGAAGCGCTTTGCCGAGCGGTGGTGCGCGGCCAGGCTGTATCCGGATCTGCCGCTTCGCGAGGCGGTTGCGCGCCTGACCGAAGGCACCCCGATTCAGCCGGCGCCGCCGCTGCCCGGCTTGCCCCCGACCCGCGAGCAGCTGCAGCAGGCCCAGCGACTGGACCAGGCGGCTGCGGCTGCGTCCGCTCGGGTGATGGCAGCGCTGGAGCCGATCCGGCCGCCGGCGCAGGCCAAGCCTAGGGCGACGGATCCGAGGAAGGGATGGCTCCGGACGATTCGGGATCAGCAACCCCAAGTTTGACAACTTTTGCGGTAACCGTATGGTCAGTGAATCAAGCCGTTGACTGCAGCTGGCCCTTGCGCAGCCGCCAAGTGGTCTCGTCGTGCATTTTCGGGTTAGGATCGCGGCGACACGCCCTTATGGTGTCGTCTGATGTGGCACCGCTCCTCGGAAGCGATGCGCCTCAGTCACTTTCTTTGCACGGAGGCGAGAATAGGAAATGGTGGGTTCGGAAAACGATATCGCTTTGGTCCCTATTCGCTACGATGGTAAGGACGCTGCTGAGCATCAAATTGAGCTCAACGTGTTGGGTGAGTCTCTTCAAGGTATGGCGCGTATATTAGCTGTAACCGCTAATTTTGCCGCCACTGGTGAGTATGCAAAGCAGTATCAAGCCATGGATGTTCGCGTGCTCGTCAATGAGCCTCGGGCAAATTGCTACACCCTGGAGGCTGTGGTGCAGTTCGCACAGCAACACCAGTTGTTTAGCGGTGCTGCCGCGCCATTGATCGGTGCTCTGGTTGCGTGGATTTTTAGCCGTGCCAGTGGGAAGAAAGAAGAAATGAAGATGCTCAAAGACGCGCTTGACAAGCTGTTGGTTATGCAGAGCAGCAACCAAGATAAGCTGCACGCCACTCTTGAGAAAATGGCAGACGCTCTGCGGCCAGCGGTCCGTCAAGCCGTTGCTCCTGTAGGCAAGAGCTGTACAACCATGACGGTTGCAAGGGCGTATGTGGTCGATGAGGCTACCGCTGATGCGATTAGAAGCTCAGAAGACCTGGAGGTCGGAGCCGAGCGCGACTGGGAGTTAACTATTTCGGAAATTGACCGAGAAAATAGTACTGCTAAGGTGCGGCTTCGTGATGATGACTCAAGGCGCGTAAAAGCAAGAATTACTGATCCCGCAAACGCGGCTGTTCCGAGCCCTTATGCGGCTGCCTTGGTCAGCGGAGCATGGATCCGTGTTCGAGGGAAAGCTGTGGCAAAGGATGGGGAGATTGACTGCTTGTATATCAGCAACATTCTCTGACCGGCGTAGGCGATATGGCTGTGAGCAATTCTCAAGTTTTTCTTCCTGCGAAGATGCGGAATAACGCACTCTTGAGTCTGGTGAGTGATGCGGTTACGTTCCATCGCATGGCCGTCTTGGTAGAGGACGATCAGCAGCGGCGCTTGGCTCGTCATTCAATCCTGCTTGCTAGTCTGACAGTAGAGTGCTTCGCTAACTGCCTCCTCTGGATGACGGATATCCAAAGTGGGTTGAGAGCGGATCTGGATAAGCTTCCCCCGCTATCCAAGATCAATGCTTGCCTGCATCTCCGTGGGAAAAAACTTGACCATGGGAGAGTCGAGGTCCAGCGCATGGTTGAGTTGATAAAGGCAAGGAATGAATATGTGCATCCAAAAATCGTAACGGTCGGCGCAGAAATTGGAATGCCGCACGATGGCGGGAGCCATTGGCTCATGGATTTGCGTGTCCCGGCGGAATTTCGGCATTCTCTGTCCATTCCCAAGCAGGCGATGATGTGGAACGCAGAGCACTCAAAGCGAGTTTTGCAACATACAACTGCGTTCTACAAATTCTTGATTGATGATGTTCTGAAGTTGGACCCTCCGGATTTGCAGCAGACGTTTTCTGCTTTTATCGAGATCGGCGAAAAGCCGTTTGCGGCGATCAGTGGTGGGCTAGAACAGGTATTGGACGAGGATGGTGATGATTTCGATTTCACAGTATATCGCCGGATGATGGGGGGCTTGGCTGGCTAG